CTAGACTTTGTTGGATAATGCCTTTATCACCCTTCTTTTTAAATGGATCTCCAAGTGAACAAAGACTAGTTCAAGACTTGGTGAACGAACACTTGCAGTTGTTCGGTCAAGATATCCTATATTTACCTAGAAAGATCATCAATCAGAATACAGTGATTAGAGAAATTACTGCTTCTAAGTTTGATGATAGTTTTAGATTGGAAGCGTATCTAGTAAACGTTGATGGTTTTGGAACTCCTTCTGATGTACTCACTAAATTTGGTGTTAGAGAACAAGATGAAATTACTTTAGTTGTATCCAAAGAAAGATATGACGACTTTATAACTCCTTTTATAAACAAGTTTCCAGCAGAATCAAGAGCGAGTGCTGTGTCACCACAAGAGGGTGATCTGATTTATCTACCTTTAGATAATGCTTTATTTGAAATCAAATATATTGAGAGAAAAGTACCATTCTACCAAGTAAATGAACTCTTCATGTATGAGTTCAGATGTGAGATCTTTGAGCCTGAGGATGAGGTTATCGATCTACCAGACGGATTGACTGATAAGAATGGTGAAGACGTAGATGATGGTATCATCGCTCGTGGTAATATCATTACTTTACAATTAGACAAGGATGATAATACAAATGCTTTAGCATATGTCTCACTTGCATCCACAGTTCCAGGCGTAAAGTCTGTTCAACGTGTACCACTATTCAATGATGGTAACTACTTGGGAACTCCAACAGTCCAGATATTTAAACCAAAACAAGGTAATCAAGCCACTGGAACTGTAACTATTGCAGAAGGCGGTATTGATACTGTAACTCTAACAAGCAGTGGGTCTAATTATCTTAGTGTCCCTACTATATCATTCACTCCACCAAACTTAACTACATCATCACAGATTAAATTTGGTAATAATTCACTACATCATACATCAGTCACAGATGTAATTGGTGCTAACTTTAAGTTCGTAACTAATGTAGATTCAAGAGATACTGGTAATGGTAGACTATCATTAAGTTTCTGGTTATATCCTACTAAGTTTGACCCAGCTGTAAATGGCGGTACAGTTATGTGGACTGATAGGTTCAAGATATACTATAGAGAAACAGGTAATATAATCTTTGCTTCTGGTTCTGGATCTATAGAGAACACCACACAACTCAATCTAAATGCTTGGAACTTTATCAGAGTAGAACAATACAATACTGATGCAACTATATCTGTAAATGGAACTGTAAGTAATACTCTAAACACTGCAAACCCAATCATGTTCTTTGCAGGCGATGTTCTCACATTAGGTGCTGACACTGCTGGTGCTGGATTTATTCCTAGTCAAACTGCATCATTTGAAGGATTCTTAGATCATCTAACTGTCAACTTGACTGGTGATAATGCACTAAGAAATACCACTGCAATTCAAGTTCCTGTGAACGAAACACAACAAGAGACTGATGCACAGACAAATAGCAACGCTTCATTTATCCGCAAGATGGATAATGAACACCCACAAGTGGTTGCAACAACTGATGCAAACAGAGTTGTAACAGGACTAACTATCAACTATGAGGGTTGGGGATATACCTCAGTTCCTATTATGACTATCGAATCACCAGCAGTGGGAACTCAGGCAACTGCTGTTGCTATCATGACAAGTAGAACTGGTGTTCCAAATCAGTCAGTGGATAGAATACTAATTACAAATCCTGGCGCTGGATATACAGAACCTCCACAGGTAACATTCACTGGGGGAAATCCTATTTCTGTTGCGATTGCTACTGCTATTATATCAGAGGCTGTGTTAGGTCCTATTGGAATCACGACTGGTGGTAGAGGATATACATTTACACCTACAGTTGGTATTACATCTGTGTACATACAACAGTCTAATGAAACCATACCTTTACTACAGAACGCACAAGCAGAAGCCGTTGTAAGCACCGCAGGTACAGTCAAAGAAATTAGATATAGTAACGCTGGTGCTGGTTATACTAACACAACTGCATATGTCGGTATTGAGTCAGTGACATCAAGTTTCTTCGGTGAGTTTGAAGTAGATGAGTTGGTAACACAGGTATCTACAGGCACAAGTGCATATGTATCTAGCTGGGATACTGCAAACAATATTCTCAAAGTTATTGCAGCAAGTGGTGACTTTACTGTAGGAGAAACTATCGTTGGTGCAGCTGCAAGTTACAGGATTCTATCAACAGGAAACGATCTTTCTGCTGATATACCTTTTGCTCAAAATGAAACTTTTGAGACCGAAGCAGACGAGATTATAGACTTCTCAGAAAGAAATCCATTTGGGGAATTCTAAATAGTTTCATAAGGTGGTAATATTATGTTAACAAATCATTTCTATCATGAGATCATTCGTAAGACAATCGTGTCTTTCGGAACCTTGTTTAATAACATTGAGATCCAACATACAGATAAGAACGGCAAGACAGTAAGTGTTGTCAAAGTTCCAGTATCTTATGGACCTCAGCAGAAATTTTTAGCAAGAGTATCTCAGGGTAGAGAATATCAGGATGAGAGAAATATTGGAACTACACTCACCCTGCCAAGAATGTCATTTGAAGTCATAGGAATGAACTATGACTCAACTAGGAAAGTCTCTACCATGCAGACTTTCAAGTCTACTAACAAGAAGACAAACAAAATGATCAAGGCTTTTATGCCTGTTCCATATAATATCAATATGCAACTTAGTATCTTATCTAAGTTAAACGAAGACGCAATACAAATACTAGAACAAATACTACCATACTTTCAACCAGCATTTAATTTAACAGTAGACCTAGTAGATGTGATTGGAGAGAAGAGAGACATGCCAATCACTTTAGAAGGTATACAGATGGAAGATAATTATGAAGACGATTATCTTACAAGAAGAGCTTTAATATACACACTGAACTTTGTATGCAAGACATATCTATTCGGTCCTATCAACAATAGTACTGACGGACTTATTAAGAAGGTTCAAACAGATTACTATACAGAAACAGAAAATCTCAAGATTGCATCAAGACAACAGAGATACACTGCTGTTCCTATTGCGGTCAAGGATTACAATAAGGATGATACAGCTAGAACAAATGAAATAGTCAAAACTGACATCACAGAATTCTCTGTAAATAGTTCTACTCCATTCTCTAGGGGTGACTACATACAAATAGATGATGAGAAAATGTTAATCAGAGCCATCTCTGGAAACAGGTTGACTGTAAGAAGAGGTGAGTTTGGTAGTTTAGTCATGGCACATGACACCAACATTCCTATTAGTGTCATCAACGTTCAAGACGATACTCAAATAATTGAACAAGTCTTACAGAGTGGTGATGATTTTGGATTTGGTGAAACTGTCACAGATTATGCTGATGGTCAACAATACAGCACTAGTCAACAAAGGGATGCTGAGACATGATTGAAGACGAAACATTTGATTCTATAGATGACGCTCTAGACATAACGGATAGAGGAGCTGAGATCATGAAGAAAGAGCCTGTATCCAAACCTGTCAAGAAAGTAAAATCAGATAAAGAAGATCTTACAAAAGACTATGAATATAGTAGAGCTCAATTATATTCTTTAGTTGAGAAAGGTCAAGAGGCAGTTGACGGTGCATTGGATGTTGCACAACAGTCAGATTCTGCAAGAGCATATGAGGTTGCTGGTCAACTTATCAAGCACGTTGCAGACACGGCTGACAAGTTAGTGGATCTTCAAAAGAAAATGAAAGAGATTGATGAGGTAAATACTAAGCAGAACACTACAAATGTTACCAACAATTCTTTATTTGTGGGTAGCACTGCTGATCTACAGAAGATGCTTAAAAAAGTCAGTAAAGAGAACCAATGAAGACCTACCAACAATTCAACGAATCTTTGAAAGATTGGTATAATAAAGGTAGGAATGTTAGAATTCCTAATGAGGATAAAGCTTCCTTTAAGACTTTACGACAAGATGATCGTGCTCAACAGGGCAAGTTTATTAAACAAGCATCTAAAGGTAAAGATCCAAGTAAGTTAACTGATGATGATTTTGAAGGTGGAGCATTACCAAGAAACATGAGTCAACTTAAAGATTTCATGCAAGGAAAAGGTGGTGCAACTTGGTCATTCACCAGAGGTATGAAAACTGGACCAACTGCTTTAACTAGACAGACAATCGAACGTCCTTTAAAAGCTATTGGAAACGTTGCAAAAAAAATTAGAGGAAAAGGACAACTGTATTCAAAAAAATGAAAAGTTTTAAATCAATCAGAGAAGAAGGCAACTGGCAAAGGTTGAATAAGTATGGTGCAACCTATACTATTACTTTTCAATTCAGAGGTCAGACCAAGTTTATTCAAATGTTCTTCCCCCAAAGGGCAAGACCATTGAAGAAGAATGTTCAATATGAATTGAACAAAGTGTATCCAGGCAGTAAAGTATTATACTTTGATGCGAGTGATAAAGATCCTACAAAACCCCTATTAGTAATTGACTCCTAATAAATTATGTCTAGTCATGAACAATACCTTGGAAATCCTAATCTAAAGAAAGCTAACGTTGCTCAGAACTTTACAAAGAAACAAGTTACTGAGTTTTTAAAGTGTGCTCAGGATCCTGTATATTTTGCACAGAAGTATGTAAAGATCATCAACTTGGATGAAGGTCTAGTGCCTTTCAAGATGTATGACTT